AGGTTCACCTCAAAAACAATTAATACTAGTTTTTTATAATCCTAATAATTGTTTTTTCTTAGCTTCAAACTCTTCTTCATTTATAATTCCTTGATCTAGCAAATTTTTAAACTTAAGTATTTCATCTGCATCTGATCCTGTAGAACTTTCTTTAACATTTTCTGTTGGACCATTAGTAATAACTTGTAAAGTTGATAAACATTTTTGTGCTAAGTCAAATTCAGTTTTGTATATAAAGCTATTTTTCTTTACAGATGTAGTTATAAAATTCACATAAACACTTGAATTATTTATATCGTTTAAAGTTATTTTTATCTTTAAGCTGTTACATACAGGTTTACTTTTCTTTTTGCCAGTTATTCCACCAACAACAGCTCCAATTCCACCAAATAAAACACCACCAACAACAGCTCTGCCTAATCCACCTTTTGCTATAGACTCACCATCTTCTAATAATTCAAAATCTACTATATCAGAATAATTAAATATTTTTGGAACTACATTCTTAGAAAATAATCCTTTATTATTTATAATCCATTTTTTACTATTATCATCTATTTCGAAATTACCTATTATTTTAGTTGCATTGAATTGTTCAAAATTTCTTTTATTTTCATCATTTTTATCCAAAGCATTCATTATATCTTCTACTGTCATTTTCTTTATTGGAGTGGCTAAGTTAAATCCACATTTTTTAAAGCAGTCTTTACATATCCAACCTTTATTAGCAATTTGATATCTATTTAATCCAGTTTCTTTATTACAAATTGAACATGTTACTTTTAAATCAAAAAATCCCATATTATACCTCCTATACTCTTAATATCATTATATATAATTTAATATTATTGTCAAATAACGCCATTACGAAATAAAGGCAACACATAAGAAATGAATCTTATATGCTGCCTTAAAATTTATTTATTCTTTTTTTATTTCGTAGAACCATGATCCAAGAGTTTTCTTTAATTCTTCACATTTCTGTTTACTTAAGTATTCTGTTTCTATCCATACACCCTTAGAATTACCCCTTATATAGCATTTAATGCCAGTAAAATACGATAATACATAGTTAATGTCTACCCCATCATAATTGCTGTATGCTCCAGGTAAGTAATTAGTTATAACATAATACTTTTTATTATCTGTAACAGCTCCTGCTGGATTCTTTGGTATATTACAATCTATTGCATTACAAAGGACATGCGCAAGCTTTTCCCAGCTGTATTGGTTATATAAAGCAATATCTTCAGCACTGTCACAAAAACAAATTTCACTTATTATATTTGGAGCATAAATATGATTCATTTCATATAATTTTTCAAATTTAACGCCTCTATTGACAAAGCCTAATTCAGCAAAATTATTAACTAATTTTTGTGCATACGGATAAGCTTTACTATTAACACTACTTATAAGTACTTCTGTTCCTTTAGCACTTCCATTATAGCAATTCATATGTAAACTTATAAATAAGTCAACATTAGCATTGTTAGCTTTTGTAGCACCCTCTGATAGTTCAGCATTAGCACTATTAGCATTAGAATTACAATCTATTACTGTATGTCCATATTTCTCAAATACTAACTTTACACTAGTATAATATTTTTTCATCTGTTTATGTTCATCAACAATTCCGATTGCTCCTGTACAATTATCACTATGACCTGCTCTTAATCCTATTTTCATTATTCAACATCTCCTTTTAATTCTTTCTTTTCACCTTCTTTAAGCTGTGCAAGTGCATCTAGAATTTTATCTGGAACAGGTACTCCAAGAGCAGCGCAATTTTCAATTAAAGATAAACCTTCATTTGCTATATAAAAATAAGCTACAAGTGTCCTAAATATCCAATTACCACTATTAATAAGCCTGTCTAAGCAAACTCCTACGATAAGGACTACAAATATTACAGCCTTTCTTGCAATTCCACGCAAACCTATATCGCTAGACAGTTCTTTATTCACATATCCTCTTAATAATCCTGTAGCATAATCCAATACCATAAATGTAACCAAAATTGTAAGTGCCATATCCCAACTACCAAATAGCCATGTTACTCCAGTTCCTGCAAGTGCTACTATGTAGCGTAATAAATTTAGAATTTTTTCCATTTTTAATCCTTCTTTCTGTATTTTTATAAAAATAAGCAAAATAAAAAGACCTTAATTAGATCTCTTAATTTGCTTAAATAATATTTAATTTTGTTTCGTAATTTTAACCTATTGCGAATTAAATTACGGGTCTCTGTTCTGTATATTCTACTTTAGTTATCTTTGTATATTGATCTTTTGTTATTTTCTTATAACTTACAAAATCCCAAATATCTGCATTATTATAGCATCCCCAACTATAATATCTTTCTATTTTTTCTTCCCAATCCATTATATATTACCTCCTAATGCTAATTGTTTTGTTATATCTGCAATATCTTTTTGTAGTTGTTCTACCTCTAAATCTTTTTTAGCTAAGGCTTTTGTATTTTCAGCCAGCTCCATTTTTAATAAATCTGTCTGATCTTCTGGCAAAGGTTTATTTTTTTCTTCCCATGCCTTTTTTATTTCTTCTTCTGTTGCTGTTTCTATCCATGATAAAGTAGTACTTTCCCATTTTGGTTTAAGCATAGTGTTAGCTATATTCCAGTCAGTTGTAACTATTGACTCACTATCCTTTAATATATAACCTTCTGGGATATTATCTTCATCTACAACAATAAAATTAGTTTTTATTCCTGTACTGTCTATTACTATTCCAAACATTTTATATTGCCTCCCCTATTATATTTCCAACTATAGCCTCACCCTCCTCAACTGCTCTGCATGTTAACGTATGACTACCGTCAATGTAAGTCAAACTTTGTTTGAAACCTCCCCATATAGAAGCTGAACCAAAACATGCTTTTATCCTATAACCAACTGGAATATTTGCTATAGCCATTAATTCGTTAGCAGCTATTCTACTCCCATCAGCTTTTTTTACACAGAATGATATTATTATAGTCCCATTATCTTTTCTTATTATTTTATTAGAATATCCAGCACTAACCCCAGCATATTCTAAATAAGGACTATTTAATGGTAATTCAATTTCCTTATTTTGATTATTACTTATTTGTTTCCACTGCGAATAATTGTCTCCATCTTTACATGATATATATTCTGTAATAACTGCATTACTTATAGTACTCCATCTATAGACTACGCTCCATTTATCAGTATTAGCCATAACTTGCAATACACCACTTGTTCCTACTGTTGGTGTTCCTGTTACATTTCTATAAAATCCATTCTCTTTAATTGTTTTATAATCTGCTCCTTTCATATCTTTTGCAATATCAAAATAACCACTATTCGTAATATCATTCAAGTGCGAATTAACTTCTTCTATAGATTTATTATTTTTAGATATGTTTTCTGTATTAGTTTTAACTTTAGCCGCAAGATCTGTAGCATCTCCAAGCTTATTTAATTCTTCAATATTTTTTTCGGCTTGTACATTAGCATTATCTAAATCTATTTTTGTTGTATCAGCTATAGTTTTACTTGCATCAAGTTCAGTTTTAGAATTATTGGCATTAATAATACTCTGCTCTACTTCTTCTATTTTATTAGTTGCTATAGTTATAGCTTCATCAACTTCATTTTTCTTGTTATTTGCATTTGTAATTGCTGTTTCTAAATTACTTTCAGCAGTCTCACTATTAGAAATAGTCTTTTTCAGATTGTTATTTGCGACTATAGCATCTTCAATATTTTCAAAGAAATCACTTGCTTGATCCAGTTTATTTTCTAATTCCTCCAACAATGTATAAGTGGCTTTGCTAATACCTCTCTCCACTTCTAATGTAGTAGATACTACAATTAATACTAAATTAAAGGTTGCTTTCTTTTTACCTGTGACTTCATCTATAAACTGTAACTCTATTAATGTTTTCCCTGATGTTGTTGTGAATTGTTCATCAGTTTCTATCGTTATTACATTACCACTTATAGATATTCCTGTATGTTCTTGGACTAATGGTACCTTATCTGCTTTCATAGCTTTTAATCTGACATTGTAGTTTGTCAAATTGGTTTGTACACTATTATCAAATACACTTAAAATTAAATTCAAACTATCTAATTGCTTACAAGTAGTATATAGATTTAAATTCTGTTTCAAATCTATATTAGCTTTTAAATCAAATATAGCCATTTTGAACCTCCTTATTTAACCTTTACTGCTAGGAGCATATTCTTCTATTAATCTAATTATCATATCTTCTAGCGATTCATCTCCAACATAAACTTTTTTATAAAACCAAGCAGTATCGTGAACTCTTAATTTCCCAAAAATTCTGCATACATCTTCTACATATAGATCATCACGAATATATGTACCACTATAATCAGAATCGTCGATAATTTCAATTTTCGCTATGTTCCCATTACTTCCAGTTAACTTAATACCACTAGAATTTATATAGCAGCTTGCATTTCCATCATCAACTATAAATCCACCATCTGCATTACATTTACCTTTTGTATTTACATAAAAAACAGTATCTCCACTAGAATTTTTAAGTCTTATTTTATTATTATTTACAGTAAGTCCATTAGCATCTATAGTTACATTACTATTACTTGCACCTGTACAAGCAACAATAAAAGCACTTTTACTTAATTGCCATGTCATTCCACCATCTTCGCTCTCTACTACTGCACTTATTTTCCCATCCTGTATTTTAAGTTCTGAGTTAACTTTGCTTATATCATTTTTAACTTGCATTTTTATTTCATCTTTTGCAAACTTAATTTGCTTAGCAGTATCCTTAATAATATCTGTAATTTCTTTTCTGGTAAATCCTATTTCTACAGTATCTATTGTTTTATTCCCTTCACAATCAACTGTATAACTAATTTTATTCACTCTTGCCTGTAGGTCTAAATTTAATTTTTTATGCCTGACTGTAACTGTATCACCTAAATTTACAGTTTCAAGTACAGCATAGTTCTTATATTCTTCTGTTTTACTCAGCTCTATAAAATTAATTTCATAATTAAATGTAATTTGGTCAACCTTATCTTCTGTAAACATCTTGTTACAAGTTAATCTCATAAGAGAATATGCTTCAGCTAAAGTTATTTGATCTTCACCTTTTTCATTTTCTCCATCCCAAATATTAAAATTTAATTCTACCTCTTTAAAATATCGTTTCTCATATTTATTAACATTAGGACTTTCAATATAATACTCTGGAAGACGATAATCACCACACTTTGGTATTAAAACCGTAGCTAAATCAATATTATCTGTTTTTTCACTTATAGATGATAAATTCTTTCCATACTCAATAACAACACCATTATCATCACCTCTTCTATCAATTATATCTATAGAATTATTATTAACTATAAATTCTCCACCATATTCACTTAAAATGCTATTTTCATTGCCTATTAATGCATTTAACACACTCCCTTCTGGAATATTTACAATTACATTAGTATTTGTATTAGTATCTAAATTCCCAACTTTATAGTTATGAGGATCTAATGCTGCATTTAATACGGCTTGTATTGCTTGTTTTCTAGTCATTCCTGTAAGTGTCATGGCTTTTAGTCTATTTTCTTTTAAATCAGCCAGTAACTTTGCTTGCATCTGTACTGATATAGTGTCATTAGATGTATCTTTATCTATTATTCTAAACTGTTGATCTTGTCTGTTATCCATAGTTGGAATAGTTACTACTGAACCTATAATTAAATTACTAGAAATACCTTTATCTTCTAATGGATACTGTAATTCTGTGGTATAATCACTTTTTAATTCTTCTGTAACCTTACATTCTATAATTTCATTTAGAACCCATTCATTATGTGTAAAATCTATTTCATTATTTCTAAATAACTTAATCATTAATAGCACCTCCATCTTGGAGTAATTTCTATTTTACTTACAGCTCCAGTCCAACTTATCATATTTTCTCCAATATAAAAAACTGGATAATCTCCAGCCATGTCTTTACCTTTATTTATGTTCTCTTTATAACATTCTTTAATTTCACTATCTATAATTACATAGTTATTAATGTTTTTAACAGTAAAACTATTTTTATTTATATTAACATTTACATTTCCAGTGCCATAAATTTTAAACAAAGGCTTGGCTTTATAGCTTCCAAAATTATTAAAAACTATTCCACTAGATAAAACATCTATTGGAGTTAATCCATTAGTCATATATTTCAGACCTGCACAAGTAAATGTAACACTAAAATGTCTCATTGTTCTGCTTGTAGTTGTTGTATTACCAATATTTATTTGCTTTACTTTATAACTTGTAAACTCATCTAAACTATAAGTAAGGTACTCACCTATACTGTTTAATAGCCAATTATCAATTATAGCTTTTTTCATTAAATAATCTTCTCTATCAGCAAAATATACAAAGTCAATTTTAAAATTAATATCTGAAAAGCCTTCAACTTTTGTAAGTGTTTCGCCACCATCTATTTCAATAGTTTTATATATAATATTACTAGAAGGAATTTCTGGAGTTTTTTCGATTATTAAATCTAAATCATTACTATTTTTATTGTTATAAAAAATATATGATTTCATTAAAATCCCTTCCTTCCACTATTAAATACCATGTTACTACTAACTGTTGGAGCAACTAACTTACCTACCTGCTTACTATCCATCATAATTTTCATATTTGTAATTGCTTTTTGCAGACTATCCATTTTAGAAAGTATTGCATTTAAATTGCCACCTTCCAAACTAAAATCACTTTCACTACCCACAGATGAATAATTAACACCAATACTACCATTATTTATATCTGGTATTGCTGCTTCAGCTATTGCATTTGCTTGCTTAGATATACTGTTTACTGTATCTCCAATACCTAATCCAAATCCTTCACCTGTATAGACACCAAGTTGTCTCATTACCCTAGAAGGTGAATGTATATCCATTTTTTCTTTTACACCATCAATAAAGCTATCACAAAGTCCGCCTATCCATCCTTTCATTCCATTCCATGCATCACTTATTCCTTGTTTAATTCCAGCAACTATATTTTTTCCTATATCCATCATTTTGCTAGGTAGATCTGTGAAAGTATCAACTATGCCATTAAAAACATCTGTCATTCCAGTTTTAGCTTCTGTCAACATATTCCCACCCCAAGTTGTCATGTTTGTTACACAATTAGTTAACCATGTCCATATTTGTCCTGGGAGTTGTGTGAAATAAGTTACTATATTAGTTATCCAAGCACTTACATTAGTACTTATCCAACTTGCCACATTACTTCCCCATGTCCCTAAATTAGTAACAACATTTACAAGCCAAGTCCAAATCTTTCCTGGCAACTCTGAAAACCATGTTGATATATTTTCAATCCATACTGGAACATTAGTTGTTAAATAATTTATTGTATCTGTTCCCCATTTTATAATAGATCCTAAAGCTTCGCCTAACCCATAGGCAATTTTATTAGGTAATTCTGCAAACCATGCATACATTGATTCTAACCAAGCTGGTACACTTTCAGTAAAAAATGTAACTATGTTATTCCATCCTGTTTGGAAAAAAGTAATTACACTTTGTATAAATCCATCTATAAAAGTTTTAAATCCATCACAATTGCTATATAGCAAAGCAAATGCTCCTACAAATGGATTTACTAAAAATAATAATAATTGCTGCCAGTTATTAGTTACAAAATCAATTACAGTCTGAAATGCTTGTGGAATTGTAACTGTAAAAAATGTAACTATTCCATTCCATACAGAATTAAAAGCAGTTCCTATTGCTTCCCATGCTCCTATAATTGCATTTCTAAATCCTTCATTAGTATTCCATAGATATATTATTGCTGCCACTAATCCAGCTATTGCTGCTATTATCAAACCAATTGGATTTGCTGCTTGAGCTGCATTTAATGCCCATTGTGCAACTGTTAATCCTTCTTCGGCTAACTTTGCATTTTGAAACGCTGTTACAAGTGCATTTATTACTCCTGCAACCTTTAATACTTGCATTGCAGTGCCTATTGCAACAATTCCTGTAGCTATAGTATTAGAGTTTTCCATTATCCAACTTAATCCTTCTAATAATACAGGTAACACACTAGTTACTATTTCTACTATTGTTTTAATTAATTGCCCTAACCCCTGAGATAAGCTTTCTATTCCACTTTGAATATCAGAACCTGAAAAAGCTCCTGCTAGGTTTTGAGACATCTCATTAATTGTTGGCATTAATTCTTGAGATATAGGCAATAATACACTTGTTTGAATTTGTCTTCCAAGTCCTGCTAATGCTTCAATTGGAGTATTATATTTCACTTGATTAATCTGATCCATTGAATCTCTTGTTTTATCAAATTCACCTTGAATGCTTCCTAATTGAGTAACAACTTGTGGTCCTAAATCTTCCCACTGTGTTCCAAATAAATTTACCCCAGCAATACTTTGTTGGACAGGATCATCCATATTTTTTAATCCTTCTATAACTTGATAAAAAGCTTCTTTTGCACTTTCTCCTCCAGCTCCAAATTTGGCTGCCATTTCATCAGCATTTAAACCAATAGCTTGAAATCCTTCTTGAGTTGTATTTGACCCATCAATTACTCTTATAGATAATTCTTTTACTGCATCACCAACTTTATCTAAGTTAAAAGCGCCATTTTGAGCACCGCTTGCAAATATATTGAACATATCCTCTGCATTTAAACCTAGTTTATCAAATTGAACACTATATTCATTTATACTATCAAATAATTCATCTGAATAATTCAATCCGTTTTGCTGACCTTGTGCTAATAAATTAAAAGCTTCTTCTGATGTAAGTCCAAATTGCTTCATAAGCGCTTGAACTGAACGCATACTTTCAGGTACTTCTACACCAAAAGTATCTCTAAATGCAATTGCATTTTGTGTTACTTCTTGTAGATCTTCTCCTGTACCTTGCATGTATTGCCTAACTTGCATAAAACTATCTGCAACATCTTCTACACTTTCACCAAAATTATTGTCATATACATTAGTTATTTGTTCATTGAATTTTTCCATTTCATCTGATGTTGCACCAGTTTGAGCTTGCAAAGTATTTAATGCCTTTTGCCAATCAGTTCCGAATGTAATTAGTGTTGTAAAATTATCTTTTGCAACACTCCATATATCTCCACCAATTCCAATTCCAATTCCACGCTTGATATATTCACCCATATTATTGAATATACCTTTTGTTTTCTCAGCTTCTTCATTTAGTTCCTCTAAAGGTTCTGATAAATTTTCATCTGGTGCTTTCATAGCATCTTTATAAGCTGTTTTAAATTTTCCTAATGAAGCTTCTGTAAACTCAATCTCTCTTTGAAAAGATCTATATTGTTGTTCTCCAATATCTCCATTTTTAAATTGTTGTTCAACTTGACTCTGAGCACTCTTTAAACCATCTAACTTTTTTGAAGTTACTTCTATCTGTTCTGATAAAAGTTTTTGTTTTTGTGCTAAAGCCTCAGTATTCCCAGGATCAAATTTTAAAAGCCTATCAACATCCTTTAATTCTTTTTGTATATCTATGCTTTGTTTTGTAATATCTCCTAATGCCTTTTTAAGACCTGTGGTTTCTCCATCAAGTTCTATTGTTATACCTTTTATTCTATCTGCCATATGACCTCCTTTCTAAAGGCTAAAAACTATCAAAATCAGATTGAGTTGCCTTTCTATTTCTAGATTTTTTAGGATTATTTATATCAACATATTCCTGCATATAATCCAGGCACATTCCTATAGTCATAACTTCCATATCGTCTAATGTTAGCTTTGATTTTCTGCACAAAGAAAGGAACAGCTCAGTAGTCATTACTTCACTGTTCCTTGTATCTTCATTTTCTATTTTTTTTTACCCTTAATACTAGCCACAATTAAATCTTGTATTTGCGGAATTATTTCAAATAGTGGAAACTCTTCAAAAGTATCAAGCCACTCTAAAGGTTCTGGAATTTTCTTATCAGCGGTTTTAGCTAACACCCATATAATGTTGTAAAATGTATTGAAGTCTATTTTAGCTAAAGTTTCAGCTTGATTTTTTGTTTTCTTGATTTTTGTTAGTTCTTCCATTTTGAGTATTTCTGAAAAATAATCTCTTCCAAACTGTGCTTTATATCTTAATGGTGTTGCTGCTGTAGATTTAAAGCTTACTTGCTTACCATCAATTTCAATAGTCTTTTCCATACCTAACCTCCTTAAGCTACTACCTTTTCATAAACTTTTGTATACCAAGCATCATAAATTTTAGCTGGTGTAGTTGTCGTAGTTTTTGTTTTTACTGCATAATCTCCAGGTCTAGGACTTGAAACAAATGATAATTCTACTGTATTAGGGTCTGTTTTATCAGTTTTTGTAGCTGAACTAACTTTTGGTCTAGATGCTTTACAATAGTACATTACATGTCTTATGGCTTTTACATCTCCAGCAAATTCAAACATAAGCGCAAAATATGAACCTGTAGCAGTAGATTTTTCTGTTATTACCAAATCTTCAGAATCTTTTTCTTCTCCAAGTATTTCTGTAAGAAAATCTTCAGTAAGATTTGCTAATGTTAAGCTTCCATCATAACCTTGGTTATTATCCGCTGAATAATACAACATATCATCCGCATAAAATTCTGTCATATCACCTCTTGGATCTAATGATAACTCTGTATTTCCTGGCAATGCTTTTGGTGTTCCATATGTTATTTCTCCATCTTCACTTATTGTTATTTTTGCATAATGTGCATTTTTAAGACCAAATGTAACTTTATTTTCACTCATGTTATATCAACCTCACTTCATAAATTTTTTGAAATAATTGCTCTGAATCAATCCATGTTTCGGTTGTTTCGTAAGCAATTTCATTTGTATATAAAATATCTTCTAATATTTTCTCTGCTTGCAAATCTTTTTTATTTGTATAGAGTTCAATTTGTAAATTATCAAGCTTATGATAGATTTTATTATCTGCTTTAAAATTACTACTATAAGCACTCACGTATGTTATATAAGGAGGATTAGGCAGTGGATTATTAGGAGTGTCAGTAAAATGCGAATAAGCCACCGGATAACCAGTAGCCTTTAAAATTGTATATATATCACTTAATGTCACCCCTTAATCACCTTCTTTACACCTTCTAGGAATTCATCATTTATTTGTTCCTCTACAGGTCTTATATGTGGTTTCCCTGCAACTCTTCCACCATTTCTTTTTGCATGTCCATATTCTAGCAAATGTGTACGCTGATAATTTGTCTTATTATAAACAACTTCTTTTCCATCAATATTTTTTTCTGTCCATCCTTTAGCATATTTACCTGTTTTACCTTTAGGACTTCTTTCTTTTAGTAATTGAACTGCTTTTTTGCCTTTATCTTTCTTTTCTTTTTCAAGTGATTCAGTAATCTCATCTGTATATTCTGTTAATGCTTTTGCTATTTCATCTGCTAAATTTATTTTAGCCATTACCTGCCACCTTCTCGCATGTTAACTCTAATTCTTCAAAGTTTTTCTTATATGTTTTTATAACTTTATATTTTTTCTTTGGTGCAGCATCTTCACTAAATTTAATATAAGTTTCATTGTTATATTCATAAGGATGTACAATAAGTATACATTCAGGCTTTAATCCATTAGCAGCAGCATTGTAAAATTCAGTCCTACCTATAGATTTCATATCACAAAATATATCAATTTCTTTTGGAGTCTCTACAGGATTTCCAATATCATCATAGGTTACATCTGTTGAAATTAATGTTAATCCATAATCACCTATCATTATATAGTACCTCCTTTAGCCTTCTGATGAATAACTAAATTGTGCAATCTAAATTGTAAGTGTCTTGGCATTGCTCCATCCTTATCCTTACTTTCATATCTCCATGTAGCATAATCTACAATAAAAATAAGATGATAAGGATTAGCATCATCTAATACTAATCCTTGCTCATCTTCTATTTCCTTAACTACACCATTGATAATTGCTTGTAAATAAGTATCTCTAACAGTTGTACTTATTCCTAATTTAGCCTTAACAAGTTGGAGAATTGTTTCTATATTCATAATCTCACCTCATAAGAAAGAATGTGAGTTATCCCACTCTTAAATTAAGCCTTTGCAACAATTTGAGCACTGCCAACTTTAATTGCTCTAGAATTACTATCTAGTTCAACTACAGTAATTATTTTACCTGTAGCAGCAGTTATTGAAGTTCCAGTTGTTATTGCTGTATATCCTGTTAATGTATCACCACAATTTACATCTTGTGCTTTTCCAGCTACTTTATAAGCGAATGTTGTTCCACTTGTTTCTCCACCAGTAAATGCAATTGAGGTTTTGCCACTTGTTGTTGTATCTGCTGTTGATGTCACCGCTAAAACTCCAATGTCTGTATTAGCATAATCTATCTTGAATTGGCTTGTAGTAGTTGGGGTTTCATTTTTAATATTAATTTGGAAGAATCCTTCTGCGATAACTGGAAGTCCATCATATCTAGCAAGACCTTTAAATACTGTCATATCTTCTATAAATTTGACTTGATCAGATGAGCTAAACATTGCGCCCTCTCTTTCAGCTAGAGTATATAAATCTCCATAACCACCAACTATATCATAATCATTCATGAAATCTAATTCTATAATGTCTCCACCAATAATAGGCATTTGATTATTCATTCCAGTTGCAATAGCACCAGCTGCATTAAAATTAAGCAATGTAGTTATAAGATATGTTTTAGTAGTTGTGTTCATTGCAAAAAATTTATCACCATTAGAGAAATTATTTTTACAAGCACCAAATCCTGTAATTATATCTCCTATTAAAGCTATTCCAGTATTGTTAGATTTACTTATATTACTTGTATGTAAATCCTTCCATGTTGGAGCTTTGTCTGAATAACCATCTGGTTTTTGAGTTTGAGCAAGTCTTGTAACAATTCCTAGTGGTTGTTTTGTTCCCTTTCCAAATAATATTGCTCTATCAAGTGCAATTCCTATTGCCTTTGCTAATTGAATTAATATTTCATTTGCTAAATCAATATCAGAATCTTCTAATGTTGAATTTGGAACTGCAATATATCCTCCGACCTTATACCCATCAACTTCAACTTGATTAAAACTCATTTCAAGATTATTTAAAGCTCCTACCATTTCAGTCCACACAGCTTCTGGTATTGTACCAGTAATATTTTGTCTAGCCTTACCTTTAATAGGTTTGTAATTAACTTTATTTATCAATTTTGAATAAGCAGAAATATTGTCTCTTAATAAATCTAAAATAACCTCTGGAATTAATAGATCTGAATTATTTACACTTCTTTGCTGTGAACCAAATTCTCGTGTTCTAACTAAAAATTCTTTAACTTCATCTCTTTCTACTAATTTGTTCATAGCTTCTCTTGTCATTCCACCGAAAAATTTTCCTCTAGTCATTGTTCTTTCATCTCCTTTAACATATATAATTTTACTTCTTTCATTTCCTGTAGGTTCTGTTGGTACTGGATCATTTTTAGGTTCATTAGCATTTAACTTTTCTAATTCACCCTCAAGATCTGCAATTTCACCCTCAAGTTTTCCTTTCTTTTCATCTAATTCTGATTGCTCAGAATCAAGTTTGTTTACTTCTTCCTCAACTGCTTCTATTTCTTCATCTGTTTTAGCCTCTTCTAAAGCTTTTTCCAATTCTACTGATCTAGTTGTTAAACTTTCTTGTTGTGTTTGTAATTCTGTCAAAATAGATTTCCTTTGTTCAATTTTCTTACTTAACATTAATTGTCTAATTGCCATGTTTATTCAACCTCTCTTTCAATTTTGCTTTTCTTACTTCTAATTGTTTTTCCTTATGCTGTTCAACTTCCTTACTTCTTGCTGCAACCCCTGTATCTTCATAAGCAGGGAAAGTACAAACACTAACTTCATGTAAATCTACTCCTGTAATTGTCCACTTAACTGTTCCATCATCACGCCAATCAGTTTCTTCAGATGTGACATTAAAACCAAAACTACATTGGTCTACATCACCACGTTTAACACGTTCATAAAGGTTAACTGCATCTGTATCATTAGGATTAATTTTAATGCTCCCCCATAAGCCTCTAGAATCTTTCTTAAGTTCTAATGTTCTAGCTTTATTTCTTCCTAATACAAGAGTTGTATCGTGATTTATTAATGCTCTTATATCATTGCTTAAAGTATCATCAAGTGCCTGTGGCGCTATTTCTTCATACGCACCAGTCCATAATTCAGTTTGGCTATTAAAAACTACAAAGTAACCTTCAATAGTCATATTTTCACCTTCAGATCTTGTTTTAAGTTCTGTTTTTAAGCTTCTGGTTTGCTTCTTATTTCTATCCATTACCATCACCCCCTTGATTTAATTTCTTTTGATCTCCAATCATTCCTACTGGTATAAAATTCTCTAATATAACAAGCTCATCTAAACCAGGTAAAGGAGGTTTATTTATCCAGTCTCTTACTTCGTTACCTGTCATTATTCCTCTTATATATAAATTAGAACCTACATCAGACAGCTCTTTCATGTCATATGCATAAAGCGATTGAGGATTAAGTTTAAAATATAAATCTGGACCATATAACAATCCTTTTGTAAGTACTTGCTGAATTATTTCAGCAATAGATTTAATTCTTGTATTAATAAAATTGTTATATTCATCCTTTGTATAACTTCCAACACCTACTATAAATGCAGGAACATCTAATATTGCAGCTACAGTTCTTTTATCAATCTGAACTGCATCATTAATGGCTAAATCTGTAAGGCTTAAAGGCTTTACAGTTTCAATTTTCATTAAATCAGCAGGTACTACCCAAGGTTTACCCCCGCTAGTTTCAGATATATATTTCTCAAGTATAGCGTCCCTTCCTTCTTTACTTGCCATTTCTTCATTGAATGCATCAACTGAAATAATTACACTCGGCTTCCACTTATCAGACATAAATCCATTTTTAGTAGCAGTTGCCTGTTTAAGATTTTTTACTATATCCCTTAATACAACTTTATAGCCAGTACCTTTCCATGGATAATTAGAATCAGGATTTATTGCAAAATGTAATACTTCATCATAGTTATATGTTTTTCCATTGTAAAGTACATTGTATCCAGTTGGTGTCTCTATAAAACTTACTCCACTAGCCTTTAACGGAATCAATTCATCAATTAATCCATCAACTATTTTAGGATATATAATACAATTACCATTTCCCTCAAGGAGCATTGTATAAACTATGTTATATACCCATGATTTACGTGTCATAAGACTATAAGGATTGATATCTATCTTTCTAGATAATTCATTCTTAATTCTTACATCCCCATTGTCTGTATTCTGCATTAAATGAATTGTCATACTTGAAACTAAATCAGCTATCTTATGAACTGCCATTTTAACCTCTGGGTTATCACTTAAGCGTGTATATCCTTGAACACATAAAGTATCATACGCATCAGTACTAAGAAACCAACTTAAAGCATTTGTTTTAGGCTCTGCTCTTGTCTTTCCTATATTTTTTCTCTTTTTGCTCTTTTTCATGTTCTCACCACCTTTCAAGAGAATAATAAAAAGCCTTAATTTCTTAAGACTTATTTAACAACATAATTTCTTTCTTTTTTATATACATCTACATAAGTTTCATCCTTATCGCCATTATAAGTAATTTCAAAATAAGGAGCTCCCTTAGCTGTGGCACTTAATAGTGCTTTCTTATTTTGTAATGTCTTACAACTCCAAACAACAAATATTTCATCTTTTGACATATTCGTATTTCCTAAATATCCTGCCACTATACTTTTACACTTTTCTATAAATTCATTCATTATCTAACTTCCTCCTAACAATTATCCTTTAAGCCACTTAGTAGTAGAACCTACCTTTTCCATATCCTCTAGCTTTCTTACACATGCAAAAACAGCAGCATCAAAAATATCTATTCTTTGAGTACCGCCATCACCATCAACCTTTTCATATTGAATCATATCGTCAGTTTTTTCTATAGCTCTTACATTTTGTACACAATATTCAAAACAATCAGCATGAAAATAATATAAATCTCCATCTTTAGCCTTTTTCTCTATATGTCTAAAACCTTCAGACTTTTTATAAAAATATTGTGGCTGGTCAATTATATTAAAACCAGCTTTCTTCATTCCAATAAAATATTCTCTAGCAAATTTTCTGTCATGACCTACTTGTTTTATTTTAAATCCTTTTTTCTTCATGTTTTTAAACCAGTTAACAACCTCACTTGTATTAGTTGTAGGATTATTTGACATATCTAGCCAACCATCATCTTCCCAACCAAATAACGGTATTCCATCTTCGTCAGCTTTCTTTGCCGCCATAACAATAGGAAACCAAGCATGAGGGATAATTATATCTACATCATGCATTTCACCATTATCATCCTTATATGCATTATAATAAGTTCCATACAAAGTGCTTGCAGTTAAATCATGTAGCTTTGACAAGTCAGCACCACCATACCATTGTATAGGAAACTTCAATACATCCTGCAATGTCCAATTATATTTTCTATCAGATGATCTAAATTCATCAATATCAAAATATGCTTTTAAAGCAGCAGTATAAATATTAAGTGACTTGGCAAGAAAATCTTTTCTTTGTTGAGGATCATTCATTGCCTGTAGAGAATCATTAAGAATATCATCAGGTCGAATTGATACTCCATAAGCTGGGTTAGCCTTTTCATGTTCTATAGGATTTGTATAATCAACTTTCCCTTTTTTATCTTGATCTGCTTTAGCAATAAACACAAAATACTGTTCATCTTTAACAGTCCCATTAAGTATTTTTTTACAATATTCTAATTTCCTATAGCAGAATGAATTCATATTATCACCAGCAGTAGTAATACCTATCATTAATTTATTTGTATATGCCTTCATTGCCTCTTTAATTATGTTATATTGCTTAGGTGTTTTATAAGCATGTATTTCGTCTGCAATCCCAATATTACAATTAAGTGAATCTTGGCTATCTGGATTAGCTGCTAAAGCTTGAATATAAATACTACCATCACCTAAATCTCCAGTTATAGAATGTTCCTGGTTATTATCAATTACTCTAAAATTTTCTTTTTCTCCCATTTGCTCTAAATTAAAATTTATAAAATTAAAACTTTCAAGTGATTGCTTAAGAGCAGCTGCAGTTATATATACTTTGCTTCCACTTTTTCTTTCTAGCAATCCTAATGCCCAAGCTAAAGCAGCGGCAAAAGAAGTCTTTATATTTTTACGAGGTATAAAAATAAATGCTTCTTTAAATCGTCTTATTTTTGTTCCCTTTTTATAGAAACCGAGTAGATTATATATTTGAAATTTATGAAATGGCTCTAATAAAAATGGTGAATATCTTAATGGTGTTCCATCCAATCTTTCACCTTGAGCATGTACAAATGTTTTTTCTATTATTCCAATAACAAATTCAGCATCTTTGGGATTAAAATCATAATCTTTATTCTCTAAATCATTTATAAATCTTTGACAACCTTGTATCTGTTCCTTATTAGCTAATTTTTTACCTGTTATAATATTTTTAGCATACTCCATTACTAAATCATAATTTTTAAATTTACTATTGTCCAAGTTCACTCAAAGCCTTTCCAAGTTTACTTACTTTTTTCCCTGGAGCTTCACTTTTTATTTTCTTTAATCCTGCTGGAGTAAGCCCAAGAATATTTTCATGATTAACTATATCTTTACGTAATGTTTCAAGTGCTAAATATAAAGCTGTCTTTCTTATATTTGTAAACCCTGCTTTATTTGTATACTCTTCTGTTATTTTGCATCCACCTGCATAAAACTCACTTGTTAATTTATTATATTGTTGTCTCATTTCAGAATAAGCTCTAATAGTTGCATTAAATTCGGAACGATAAGTGCCAATATTTTGCATGTCTTTAATTGTTTGTTTTTCAATTTTTCTCATTTCTTTTTCTTCTGGAGTTTTAACTGCCATTGACCCTTACCCCCCTTTTTTATTTTTTTCGCTCTATTGGAAAGAGTTCCACTCCCCGGTCTCCTAAGACCTCTTTAAATTTATTTTAAGGTGGGGGGATATAAATTTTTTCTTTTGGATTCTCTCAATTAAATTTTTCCCTAAGTCTGTTAATTCATTATTAGTACGATCATGCATCTTATCATGACATTTACTACATAAACTAATTAAGTTATTATTATCAAATCTTAAGTCATAGTTAAACTCTAAAGGTTTAATATGATGTACTGTAGTTGCTTCTGTAGTCTTCCCATACCTCTTACACTCTTGACATAGATAACTATCACGCTTCAATATATTCTGTCTTTTATTTTTCCATTTAATTGTTTTATAAAACTTTATCACCATACCACCTTCTTTTACATAATAAAAAGACACTTAGTATTACCTAAATGTCTCTTAAGTTTAACAATTATGATTTGAGGACTTTCTAATAGCTTTTCCATGATATCATTATATATTAATTAAAGTATCATTAAAATACCATCTTTTTACCTTTTATTTACCAATCCAGTTTTATTCCATCAACTCCAAATAATAGTATTCCAAGCCTGTCTAACATCTGTTTTATCCATCTTTTAGGTGTATTAATTCCTGTATTTAAAGCCTCTGCAATCTTTTCATAACTCATTCTTTCTATATAATACATTCTCAATGCTCTATATTTTTCTATTGTTCCCTCTTCTTTTTGTTCATCCTCTAATATGTCCAATGCATTCTCTATATGAGTTGTCATTATTAGAGTTTTTGTTTTACTTTGCTTTATACTTAATATAAATAATTCATCACACTCATTTTCTTTTAAATCCATATCTACAATCTTCTGTAGATCATTAACATCTGATACCGAATAATTAATATGTTTCTTAAAGTCATTGTAATTTTTCATAAGAAGCTTTGTATTCCTGAATGCTTTTTGTTTTATTTTATTCTTTTGTTTCTTCTCATATTTTTGAATAGTTATTTCAACTATCTCTTCAATATTTATTGATTCCATATTCTCACCTCTATTACTTACCATATATTCTTCTACGTTTTAAATATAATACTTGTCTATTCTCAACTCTTCTCTTATATTTTAAATATGCTTTCTGTCTTTGAATAATATAATTCACTTTTCCATAATTCTTCATTATCCAACTTACTATTGGTTTCATTATTTTTCTAACCGTTTCTTTTATCCAATCATATAATTTCTTAATATTTTGTAATATCTGTTGTCTTTGTTCTTCTGATAATTTAAATTTCATTTTTACTCTCCTTTATTCTGACTTTCTAAGAATTACCCACTAATCTTCTGTACATAAATCAGTCCATCTATCTCCTGCTATTGAGTTATTAATGCATTGCAATTCTTCTTGTAACTCAGTTACTTCTTGAAGTGTTTCACATTTCTTATATAAATTTTCTATAATTTTTTGAACCTCATACGAAACCATTGTTTATTTCACCCTTTCTACATATTCTGAACTATTCTTCTATATATTTTTTACCTATTTCAGTACAATCAATAGGTTTAAGCATCTCACATATTTCATATAATGCAGTTAGATAATCACTTCTATCGTTAAAGTAAATAGCATTATTTGCAATGGCAAATGCTTTATTTCTTCTTTCTTGCACTGTTAATCTTTCACTCTCTTTTATATGCAAACCTCTACTTATAGGTTGTTCAGCTAACCATTCCTCTGCTTGGTTTTTATCTGTAAATGAAATATAAATTCCGTCTTCCCCTTTATCTACAATGTCATAATATTTCATACTATCACCTCAATCTACATACAATATTTCTTCACTAATTACTTTGTAAAAGCTTGGCTTATAATTATGTTCTTCTTGCCATTTACAAAAAACTTCATTAAGCCTTTTTTCTAGATCCAATGCATCTTCATTTGATACATCATCCAAATAATCTTCTGCAACTTCGCCTATGTCATCATACATTGCTTCTTGTATATTATTAATTATTTGGTCCACATCAACTCCAAAATTAGTGGGTTCTTCTATTATTCCAACCTTAAAGCTTTGTTTTCCATCTTCAATAGCATCTTTCTTGCCATTTTCAATAGCCTTTTCTTTTGTGTTATATACTCCACCTCTCCATATTTCTCTAGTTACATCTATTTCATAAGTCCATTTACTCATTACTGCTCTACCTCACTTTTCTCAATTCTTTCAAATTCAATTACCCATACCCAAGGATTTAATCTCCACTTATATTCCTTTGTTGTACTATCCCATAACTCCTGGAACTTATCCATTGCATGTGGTGGCCATTCTTCTGTAATTCCTTCTGCCTTTATTCCTTGTTCTGCTATATCTTGTAGTCTTTCAACTCTTACACTAGTAACCTTTAGGAATATTCTTGCTGCAACTTTCGGCATATGAATGCTTGGTTTCCAAACGCCCAAGTTTTTTTCCTGTTCTCTAGCCATTGGTATTCTCTCTCCTTTGGAATACCCTGCTTTATAAACATACTCTGCTGTCCTATTATTCCTTGCAAAATCTCCTAATGGATTTGATATTCCCCAAGTTTCCCTAACATAAAGAATATCTCCTGGCATATATGGTGCTTTAACTCTTTCTTTTACATCAGAGTTCCAAACCTTTTCTTTATCTAATTTCCCAAATAATGTTGTGTCAAATGTATCATTGCATCTAGATGATCCAGTACCAATTAAATCTAAATCATTAATATTGCCTTTCACAATTCTTCTTGTAGTTGTCTTTCTGCCATCCAGTATTGCCAGAACCATTTGAGTGTTGAATAATATTGGTTTCATTATTTCTCTACCTCACTTTCTAATAAATGAATCTCCTTGAAATGTTCCTTTGTTTCCTCAATTTTTCTCTTCTCAACAACTATAGATTCTTCTAAATCCCTTATTCTGTTTTTCCTGCTTTCAATTAACGAATTGATTTGTTCTCTTCCTTTTTGAATTATCTTTTTGCTTATTGGAATGAAAGCTCTATCTTTTCCAATACTATTTTTCATTTTTTTCTTGTCTTCTTCTGTATATATTCCAGCTCTGCAAATATAAGTTGTATATCCGCAACTATCAGCTTTCCACCATGTTTCCACTCCATCATTTTTGCTCCACTTAATACTCTTTATTAAATATTTCATATTTCTACACCCTTTCTGACTATTGTTCATTTATTGAATTAATAAATATAGCTGTAATAGGATTTTGATTTTCATCCACACCATTAGTTACTTCATCAATTTCATAACCTTTATTTTGACTATAGCATTCTATATATACTTCTCCTTCTTGGTCTTCTCTCTTTAAGTACTCTATTAATTCTTTAACTTTCATATTCAACAACTCCATTCTTTTCTAATATCCATTTATTTGATATTTCTTCAGCTAATATAAATGGACAATTCCTCCAGTTATCAATTGTTGAGCTAAAAAATTTTAGCTTTGTTTTTCCCTCTACATTTTCAATTCTATATTTATCTTTTGACTTTAAACTTGTAATTATTATGTCACCATCTTCTAACGCTTTCTTATACGCATCTGAAAATTCATATTCCTTTGGCTTTATTTCTTTCTGCACTTGAATCACCATCTTTTAAATAGTTTAATTTTATTAATTCCTCTTCAACAGCTTGTTTAATATCTATTCCTTCTTTTTCAATTCTTTCTTGTGCTATTGGTGCAACTTTATCAACTATATCTTTAATTATTCCCATACTCTCTCTGCTCCTCTGTTACATAAGGATCTAATTTCTGACTTGCTAAAATTGTTCTATTATCATTAGTTCCATATTTTAAAATACAATCATACATCTTTTCCCTTAATAGTTCTGTTTCTCTCTCTTTCATCTTCAATACCCCTTATATACATTTTTAAAAATTTTATCCACTCATAAGTAAAAAACTAACTGTTATTAAGCTCTACCCTATGCCATGTCAATAAACTTCTTAAGCAATCCAGTTCCAACCTCTTATTTCTTAATGCTTCCTGACATACTGTATACTTATTTTCTGCTAATCCTCTTTTTAATCTTAAGTTACTTATTCTTTCATCACCTTTTGCTATATCATTAATAATCGTTGTTGCACATTTTTCAGTTCTTAGTTGCAACAGCTTCTTACTTAATTGAATTTTATATTGCTGCTCTGCATACTCTTTTTCCTGTCCATACATAAACAATTTTGTATTCAATTCACTAAGTTCTCTTTGTGCCTTTTTAATTTGATCCATTATATCTTGTGGATTCATATTATTCCTCCATTTTTAAAAAGGCATGTCCCCTCCATCTACTGGTGTTATATCCTCTTCAAATATATCTTGATTCATATTTCCAAAATTATTAGAACCATCATTCTGATTTACTTCACCCTTATTCCCTAGAAACTGAACACCACCAAATTGATCTGCTACTACTTCAGTAATATATCTCTTAGTACCATCTTTAGCATCATAACTTCTAGTTTGAATTTTTCCGCTAATAGCAACTTGTCCGCCTTTACTCATATAATTTGCAGTGTTTTCAGCTTGTTTACCCCATATTACTATAGGAATAAAATCAGCTTCATTTTGGTTAGTCTTTGGATTATATCTATCAACTGCTAATGTTAAAGTTGTTACCGCTGCACCACTTCCAGGTGTAAATCTAAGTTCGGGATCTTTAGTTAATCTTCCTATTAAAACTACTTTATTCACTTTTTATTCCTCCATCTTTGAAAAATATATTCTTATTTTTTAGTTTGTTTTTTAGTTCACTTACCTTTTTAAATTCTTCATCTGTCATTTTATTTAAATCACATGCATAAGGACAATTTTCTTCTTCACTAACAAATGCCATATTCACATCATCTAATGCATGATATATTTCACAATTATCATAATCACATTTTTTACAGCCAACACATCTAAGTTCAGATACTTCAACAACAAGTTCCTGAAACAATTCCCTCTTCATTGATACATATTTCTGTTTATCTGTTATATCTCTCATAAGTTTTTTTACTGTATAATCATCTATAAGTCTGTATTCAAAACTTGCAAACATTTTATTTAATCTTTTTAACTGCTCTTCATCAAGATTTTCTTCAAGCTCTATAATGAATTTTCTTAAATATGTTCTAGACTTTTTTAAATTGGCTTTCATATCAGGAGTTATCATTCCTCGCTTTAGCCATTGTTCCCATACCTCTTCTTTAACTTCAAGTTTTCCATTAAAGCTTTTTCTTCCACTTAATAATTCAATAAATGATTTTGCTACCATGTATACATTTCTTTCATCTGCATTCAAATAACCTCTACTTAATTCTCCCATTTTTCTTCTCCTCAATCTTTCTAATCATAATTGTTTCAATGTCTTCTAATATCATCTTAGCTTTATCTGTACTGATTTTATTTTCTTTAAATGCTTCAAGCATACATTCAGTCCAAAGAGCTTGATAAAATTTAATTTGTTTATCTACTTCATATTCAACTAATTCTCTATTCGCATCTGAATTAAGTTTTGCAAACTGTTCAGGTGTTAATCTTCTATTTAATATCTTCCTTTTCTTCCTGTCCTCTGCTCTTCCCATAATCTATATACTCCTTTATTTTTTATCTTCTATTGAAAATCTAATTTGTGGATCAATTAATTTTCTTGCTATAAATCCATCATCTTCTAAAGCTATTTCTCTTTTTTCATCATACTCGCCTTTTACTTCATGTTTCTTTTTTAAAGTTGATGCAGTATTATACTTAAATCTAGGTTTTTTGTATGCTATTTCCTTAGTTATTATTTCACCAGTTTCTTTATCTTCATAAGGTAAATCTGATATTGCATCTACTATTTCAACATTAAGACTTAACTTAATATCTCCACTTTCAAACTTGCCTTCATAGACATTCTTCAATACATTTTCTAATTCTCTATCCAACTGCTCCATCATATCTTTAAATACTGGACTATAAATATTTAAAGGTATTTCGCTTAAATGTTCATCCATTTGATTGTATAAATTCCCCATTATTGTCCTCCTTGTATTGAAGAGGATTTTACCCCTCTTCATTTAATTTCTATTCAATTAAACGACTTAACCAATCAACACATAACTGATGCTTATTTTCTTCTGTACAATCTGATGCAAAATCACAAAATTGTCCTTCACATTTACATCTACTACAAAAAAATACTGCCATTTCATCTATGTTAAATTCTTTTATTAAATCGAATATTTTTTTATTTAAATAATTTGGTACTTTTTGTTCCACTATTTCTCCTGTATCCAAATCAATAGTTTCATTATTTGTATTTGTGTCCAAATTGGATACATCTTCATTTATTTTTTCTTTCTTAACTTCTGATTTTTTCTTTACATCTTGGATTGTTATGTTACCTTTTCCCTTAAGTTCTTTGTAAACTTCCTGTTGTTGTTCCTCTGGTAATTTTGATGCTTCATATGCTGTAGAAATATTTATATTATCTCCTTTAAATTCTTCTTTAAGATTCTCAGATAGGTTCTTAGATATACTTTCCATTCGTGCAACTTTACTTGTAGCAACATTTAATATATCAGCTACAATCTCTCTTACTCTTCCAGGCAATTTTTCTTGTTTCTTATATTCTATTAATAGTTCCCTTAATTTCTCTGCTTGCTGGGTTTTCTCCCACTCTGTTAATTGTCTTGCCGTTGAATTAGTTATTAGTAATAATAATTTGCTTCGTAAATCCTCTTCCTCTGTCTCTATTTTGCAAGGAGCATATCTGAATACATCTTTACCCTCTTCTACAAGTTCTTTTAATGCTAAATGCCTTCTATGACCTGCAATTATTTCATATTTATCATTTTCTATTTTTTTAACAACTAAATTTTGTTGTATCCCAAATACTTCAATTGAATTTTTCAATTCAATTATTCCTTCTTCATCGATTGAATAGAAATTATTATCTGATGGAATAAGGTCGTTAATATCTACAAGTATTGTTTTGAATTTTACTGATTTTTCTTTCTGCTTAAGATCTGTATTACTAGAATTATTCAACAATTCCATCATATTAAATTTAGCCATAACAGTTATTCCTCCGTTTTATCTAAATATTCCTCTACTAAATCAATATAATCTTTAGATGCTCCACAACGTTTTGAATATTCCAATATTGGTTGATTAGCAAATGTACTTTCGTCAACTTTTACAGTCCTTCGTATATGAGTTTTAAACATTGGATATTCTGTATTGTTGTTTAAGAGCTCCTCACCCTGTATATTCACTTGGTTTTTTGAATACTGTGTTATAAAGCAACCTTGCAATTTCAATTTTGGATTCATTTCTTTTGCATTTTCTATCTGCTCCATCAACTCTTTCATTCCATCAAATGCAAATTGGTCAATCTTAATTGGAATAAAAACATCATCTGATGCTACTAAAGCATTTATTACACTTATGTTGATATCTGGCGGATTATCAATTATACAATAATCATAATCATCATTAATCTGTTCAAATGCTCTTTTTAATCTGTTATGTTGTGGTCTTCCAACATCCATAATCACATTAAGATTTGCTTTTAATAATCTCATATCCGCTGCAATTACATCTAAATTTTTATATTGTGTAGGTGATATTGTATCTTCAATATCAATTTCTTTGTCAACCATTATGTCAGCAATGCTCATTTCATCTTCATCATGTAATCCAAATAACTTAGTTGTATTACCTTGCTTATCATTGTCCACAAGTAAAACCTTTTTGTTGTGGATAGTTGCCAAAATATGTGCAATATTTATGCTGCTCATTGTTTTAGCAACACCACCTTTTAAATTAATAATTGAAATTACTTTCATTGAAAAACCTCTTCTCATATTTATTTTAAAATCTGAACTCATTCATCATCTTAAATGTGATAGTCTTCTTTGTATTCTGTCTTTATTTTCTGCCAAATGCATTCCAGCTTGTTTCTTTCCCTCCTCTACTCTTTTCCTTCTAATTTCAATATCTCTAACTGTCTTTTCTGCAAATTCATAAGGTGTCATTTTTTTATATTTCATACATTATCCCCCTGTAAATTCTATAACCAAAGTATCTTAGTTAAAGTATCTTCTGAATCCAAATAATTCTCTATAACATCTCTAGCATTAAGCCATCCATAGCAAACCTCTACTCTATAATTCATATCTCGTAACCTTTTTATCCAAATATCCTGCATAGAGCTTGTCTTATTTCTTCCTACTTTTAACTCTATATACAATCCAAAGAATCCATCTTTTGCAACTGGCAAACATATATCTGGTACACCAGCTTTTACACCTTGTCTTTTTAATGCTGCTCCTTCTTTTGCTTCACGCTTTCCACCATTAGGAACATGATATAAAAGTTCTAACTCTTTATACTTTTGCCTTGCTAATTGTGCCCATTGAAATAATGCTGCCTGTTCACTTGCTTCACTCATTTTTATCATTCCTTTTCCTCATTCTCACATACAAATAAACTCCAGGTGAATCATCACTGTAATATGCTCTATAATCTTTATAGGTACAGTCTGTAAATTGCTTTTCAAATATATCTTTAAATATTCCTGGATTGCTTATAAGTTTAAGAGCTCTTCTTCTTGTAAAGCCTGTACTACTTATTGATACTTTAGGTTTTTTAAGATTTCTTGATGCACTCCATCTTTCAGGACCTTGATTAGATATATATTTTGCAACTCCTGTCAATTGAAAATCATCAGGTTTAAGTCTTTTACTATCTGCTCTTCCTCTTCCCCATAAATTTTCAGCTTCATCTCTGTTCATTTTATTAATTATTATGTGATGATGTATTCTAATTTTTTTACTATGTTCAGGATTATTTTCAAATCCTATTGAATATATATATTTAAGTTCTGGTAATCCATTTTTCTCTCTGTATCTCTTTAATCTTCTTATATAATTCTGTATGTCTTTTCTAGCTGTTTTTTCATCTGGTAAATATCCATCTTCATATGTCAAAGTTATGAATAAATCATCTTTCTTAAAGTTTGTATTTATCAATCTGATTACTTTTTTCTCTGAATTCTTTTTATTCAATTTCTTTTGTGATTCTTTGCTCTCATTTTTCTGTTTACTTCTTGTCATATTATGCTTACATTTCCATATTGGATAAACTTCAATTTCTACCATATCCCCACTTGTTACTTTCTTTCTCATGTAAACATAATTACTATTCATTCTTAAATCTTCTATCTTTTCTTCTCTTGTCTCTTCCCTAAGTAACTTGCTATATATTGATTCATAATCATAATCTTTATGTTTCTTCATGTGTCTACCCTCTTATAAATTCTATATGGTTGATTTATTAATACCCATTACAAGACCGTTTAACGGTATAAAACCGTTTAAAAAATTGACACATTCAATGCATAAAGTTATAATTAAATATAGAGATAATATTTATGCATTGAATTAAGAAAGTGTTTTTGTTTGGTCGCAATCACTTTCTTTTTTGTGTCTAAAATTCATTCTTCCATTATAAAAAACCACCTGTTATTTTTTTATTTCTTCTAAACAATCTTTACAAATATTTTTTCCCTTATAACTAATTACATTTCTTGCTTCTCCACAGAATATGCATGATGGATTATATTTCTTCATTACTATTTGTTCTCCATCTACAAATATTTCAACTGCATCCTTTTCGGCTATTCCTAATGTTCTTCTTAATTCCATCGGAATAACAATTCTTCCAAGCTCGTCTACTTTTCTTACAATTCCTATACTTTTCATTCTTAACCCTCCAAATATATTATTATTAAGCTTCTTTTACATTTTCTTTTGCAAAAGGCATTGTGAACATGCCTATTTCTAACTTAGTTTTCTTTAGTTCATAATCTAATTCTTCAATAGTGTAAATTCCTCTACTGTGTAAAATATCCCATGCTTTTTCTACTGTCATTTCTTCTTGTTTTATATTTTCCATGTTCTCACTTCCCCCATATATTAAATAAAACATTAATTTTCTGCTCTTGAATCTACACTTCAAGAGCATGTTCTTTTTCCTTATCAGTCTAATTAATCACCTTTCCATTTCCAATTGCTCTTGCAATCTTAAATCCATCAATAACATATTTAAAAGCTTTCTGTTCTTCTGGATTTAATGATTTAATAAATTCAAAAATTTCATTTGTCTCCTTTTTATCTTCTTTTTTTAAAATAACTTCCATAAATTTATCCTCCTCGTGTAATTTATATATTTAAAACTTTTCTTCTACTAACTTTTCACGAACTGAAATACTACATAGACTTTGTAGTCGCTCGTTGTTTATGAAGTGCTTTTTTTGTTACTGTATGTAACTTATAGTTTAATTATAGTAACTATAAGTAACTGTGTCAATACATTTTTTGTATAAAAAGTTGCGTAATGTAACTTTTTTGTGTTATTATATCTGTAGGAGGTGAAAAATATTGAATGAACGCATAAAAGAAATTAGAAAGTACTATAAATTAAGCCAAGAAGAAATGGGTAAAAAACTTGGTGTTACAAAAGCTACTATTTCAAGAATCGAAAAAGGTATAAACAATATAACAGACCAAATGTTTAAATCAGTTTGTAGAGAATTTAATATAGATGAGAACTGGTTTCGAAATGGGTCGGGTAACATGCTTGTTGAATCTGATACTTTTTCATTAGATGACTATATAAAATCAAAAGGTGCTACTCAACTTGAACTTGATCTTATAAAAAGTTATTTTGAAATACCTGAAGATCTTAGAAATTCACTTATGAATCATTTTAAAAATAATATTTTAAAGCAAATGAAGAATACTGAAGAAGCAGCAACTACTGAAGATACTTCAAGTTCTATTAATATCGATTATGAGGTTGAATCATATAGACAAGAACTTGAAGCTGAACAAAAGGAGAAAACATCATCAGCTTCAGAAAAGCCAAAAGGCGCTTAAAGTTATAAAATAATCAATAAAGAGTTATGTTATCATAGCTCTTTAAAAATATGGAGGAAAAATGAATAAAAAAAGTGCAATTTATGTGAGAGTATCAACTTCACATCAAATAGATAAAGACTCTTTACCTCTTCAACGTAAAGATCTTATTAATTATTCTAAGTTGATTTTAGGAATTAATGATTATGTTATTTTCGAAGATGCTGGCTATAGTGGAAAAAATACAGATAGACCTGCATTTAAAGATATGTTTAATCGAATTAAAGAAGGTGAATTTAGTCATTTACTTGTCTGGAAGATTGATAGAATATCAAGAAATTTATTGGATTTCTGTTCCATGTATGATGAACTAAAAAAATATAACTGTACCTTTATAAGTAAAAATGAGCAGTTTGATACTAGTAGCGCCATGGGTGAAGCAATGTTAAAAATAATCCTTGTTTTCGCAGAACTTGAAAGAAAACTTACTGGTGAAAGAGTTGCAGCAACAATGCTTGATCGTGCTACAAAAGGCTTATGGAATGGTGCTCCAATTCCTCTTGGTTACAAATGGGATAAAACTATCAAATTCCCCATAATAGATGATGAAGAAAAATTAACAGTTGAATCAATATATAATAAGTACATTGAAACTGAATCAACCTCTGCTGTAATGAAATATTTAAATCAAGAGAATATAAAGACTAAAAGGAATGGTAGTTGGACAACTAAAACTGTTGGTGATATCCTTAGAAACCCATTTTATAAAGGAACATACCGTTATAATTTTAGAGAATCTGCTCGTGGTAAAAAGAAGAAGGAAAACGAATGGATTGTTTTAGATAATAACCACGATCCTATAATAGCTTTGGATTTATGGACTAAGTGTAATAATATTCTTGATGAAAATGCAAAGAAAAACAGTGCTCGCTTCAGAGCTAAGTCTAAAACACATATTTTTGCTGGATTACTTGAATGTGGAGAATGTCACAAAAGCTTTTATTCTAAATCTGATAAAACAAGTTTAGATGGATATACTCCAAGCATATATACATGTTCAAGTAGATATAACCATTTAGGTTGCAATCAAAAAACAATAAGCGATACCATTATAGGTAATTTCACTCTGAATTTTATTTCAAATATGATTAAATTATCTAAAACTTATAAAAAACTATCTCCTGAAGATATTGAAAAGAATTTACTTTCAGGACCTTCTTTTAATGATGTAAAAGGAATAATTGAAATTGATGATATTTTTAATTCTTTTTATAATACTTCAAGTAAAATATTTAAACCTAATAAACAAGAAACTAAACCAGCAAATGTTGATTTGAATAAATTAGATGCTGATTTAAAGAAGCAACATAGAGCTCTAGAAAGACTTGAAAATCTATATCTATATGCTGAAGATGAAATGTCTGAAAAAGATTATATACTTAAGAAAAATATTATTAATACAAAAATAAAGGAAATTGATACAAAGATAAAATCATCTGCTACAATTTCCACATCAACATATAATATTAACTTTTTTCTTAATACTGCAACACTAGAACTTTCAAAAGAAATAATTGAAGGAAATATAAACATGAAATCATTAATACAGCGTGCTGGCAGAGATATAATAAAAGAATTTGTTAATAGCTTGATTACTAAAATAACCGTTCGTGATAGAAAAATTATAAGCATTCAATTTACGAATGGTCTAATATCAACATTCATATACGAGGTCTAA